ACATTATAGGGGGTGTAATAAATTGGCTCCAAAAATCGATTACATCGGTTACATCGGTACAAAAAACAAAAAATTATGAAAATAAATGATACTTGGTACGGTGCAAAAAAGTACAGATATGATGTATACAGGAATGGCAATAGAGTCTATTTCTGTGTCTCAACAAACAAATATCAGGATGATGTTGTTGATATACTTGTAAAGCGATTTACAGACGAATCCAGCTACATTAGGATAGATTGCAACGGTAAGACTATAGGAAAGATAAACCCGCTCAAATCGTCTAAAAATGCGTTTTAAGGCAATATACCTTCATAATACGCTCCAAATTTTACCCTAAGTACTTTATCAAGAGCAATATCATCCTCAAGTACATTGCGTGCAAACGTAGAAACAGCATATTCAGCATATTGCTCCCTTTTTAATTTCTGGAACTTCCTGCCAACCATGAACCCAATCACGCAGGCAGAACCGTAGTTATTGTACAAGTAAATAGGTAATCTTTGAGCCTCATAATCATAAAAAATAGGAGTCGGTTCCTGAACCTGCTCATTCTTTACTATTAATTTCTTCGGTTCAATGCTATCCCTTTTCTCTACTACCCTCTTGAACTTTATCGGCATAGGGATATCAAGTATCTTATTTCTGATTAAGATTTCAGTCTCGGTAAGTAATGCAAATGGTTTTACCACAACCGGAATATAAAGTGGGATATTTACAAGATCGTTATAGTATTCAGACTCCTTATCCTCACAGATATAAGTATTAACCATAATAGGAGCAATCCTTATGTCATACATAGACATCGGAGCCTCTGAATTTACTATCTGGTTCTCCAACTCACGCTGGTAAAACCGATAATCGTCAATCTCGGTGTAATACTGTGAATACTTTATATCCTTATACTTTGGTGATACCTGACCAACGGAAAATTTATCAGGCTTTTCCTGCTTGGCAAAAGTGCGGACAATATTAAACATTCTCCGAGCCTGTGTCAAGTCATCAAATACCTCCCTAACCTGACTGTTACCAGATAACTTCCTTGAATCTTGAAGTCTGTAAAGTTTATTTGAATCATAAAACTGCACAACCCGAAGTGCATTGTTGTACAATGTCAACGAGTCCTCCGCAGTTGCGCAGTCTGATCTACTTCCGTAGATGTCTTTACATTGAGCCTGTAATTGCAGGCAAGCCATTATCAAGATGGCTGTGGTGGCGTTTTTCATAGGGTATAGCAATACAAAGATACTCAATCAAAATCTGTGCTATCCCTTGTCGTTACTGACTATTTATCAGATTATGTATTTTTGCGTAACTTCATATTGATTAATCATATAAAAATCATGGCAGGACCAGGAGGATATAGACCAGGTGCAGGTAGAAAATCAAGGGCAGAAGAAAAAGGAATTCAAAAGATTGCAATAAAGGCTATTGAGGATTACTATGGCTCATTGGAGGAAGGTTTTAAAGCATTGTTAGCATCTGAACATCATAATCTTATAAGATTTGTATTTGAACACGCAGCGGGCAAGCCAAGAGAAAAGATTGATATGGATGTTGAAGGCGAAGTACAAACATTGCAGATAATAAGGCTACCTGATAATGGCAGAGATGATATGCCAAGTATTGATATAGATAAAATCAATCCATCAGATAATTGACAATGAATTTATCATACGTTGAGCCGCAAGCAGGTTACCAACAGATAGCATTGAGCAGCAAGGCTGACATTGTTATCGGTGGGGCGGCGGCATTTGTGGGAAAAACATTTGCTCTGCTACTTGATCCACTACGTCATGTAGGCAATCCGCAATTTGGTGGGGTTATATTTAGGCGCACATCTGTCCAGATTAGGAATGAGGGAGGACTTTGGGATACGAGCGTTAAGTTGTATCCTATTATGGGTGCGGAGCCGAGAGAGTCATCACTTGACTGGCGATTCCCATCAGGTGCAAAGATATCGTTCAGGCATTTGGAGTATGAAAAGACAAAGTATGATTGGCAGGGTGCGCAGATAACATTCTTGGGATTTGATGAGTTAACACACTTTACGGAGTCTATGTTTTTTTACTTGTTATCTCGTAATAGGTCTGACTGTGGCGTGAAGCCATTTGTGAGGGCAACGTGCAATCCCGACCCAGAGTCATGGGTGTATAAGTTGATAGAATGGTGGATAGATTCAGATACCGGGTTCCCAATTCTGGAACGCAGAGGAGTACTTCGGTATTTCATCAAGTACGGTCAGAACTACATATGGGGCGATAGTTATGATGAGGTGTATGATAAGGCAGAGCATATTATTAAGCCGATGATGCAGGATAGCGGATTGAAAAAAGAGGATTTTATTAAGTCCATCACATTTGTAAGTGGCTCGATTTATGATAATAAGAGAGGACTTGAGTTTGACCCAAGCTATCCGGGCAATCTGTTATCACAGGATGAGGATACGAGGCGGCAGTTGCTGGAGGGCAGATGGAAGGTGAGCAATAGTCCAATGGATATTTATGATCATGATGTATTTATGGGGATGTTTGAGAACCTGAAGAATGTAAATACTGACGGAAGATATATTACTGCGGATATAGCGATGAAGGGAAGCAATAAATTAGTGGTCGGATATTGGGAAGGCTTTGAGTTATGTGATATCAGCATAATGGATAAGAGTGACGGCAAGGAAGTTATTGATTGTATTTCAAATATGGCTAAAAGATATTCCGTTGAAAATCGTTACATTTGTTATGATAGTGACGGCGTAGGTTCATACATAGATGGATTCATACGAGGGGCGATACCATTTAACGGTGGTGCTGCTCCATTGGCAGTTAAGGATGAGATGAGCGGAAGGTTGATAAAAGAGAATTATATGAACCTAAAAACGCAATGTTACTATCGGTCAGGCGATAGGGTTAGGAATGGTCAGATGAAGATACATGAGAGAGTGTACAATAAAATGTATGACCAGACGATGACCATAAGGCAGCGGTTTATGTTTGAGCGTAAAGCGATAAAGCGTGACAAGGCTGACTATGACGGCAAGTTAAGGATAGTGGGCAAGGATGAGATGAAGGTGAAGTTGAATGGCGATAGTCCTGACTTGATGGATATGTTAATGATGCGTGAGATATTTGAGTTAAAACCAAAAATGGTATTTGCATATGGGAATGATTGACAGGCTGATTGGCGGTACAAAAGTAGTCAAAGACTTACGCCATCAGGTAAAAGCCTTACAGATGACAAACCTCTCCAATGTCATAAGTGTTTCAACGAGTATTTTTCCCAGTTATCAGAACCTTGAGAATATCGAGGCTTATCTTACTGTGGATGATATTTACTCTGTGATATCATATCTGGCACAGACGGCGGCGAGGATTCCGATGTATGGTTATGAGGTAGTGGATGAGAAATCCATGAAAATGATGAAGAAGTATGACAGGGAAAGTATCCAGTCTAAATACTATCGGACAAAGGCTATGCAGGACTTACCAGACAATGATAAGTTTGTGCATTTTTTGAATGAGTTGTCATACGAGGATAAAGTGAAATATTACTCAATCCTGTACATTACAGGTGAGTTGTTTTTGTATAAGGAGATAATTGAATTAGGGCCTAATGCAGGAAAAGTTATTCTGCATCCTATGAAAGGTCAGAATGTGGTTGTAGTTGTCAGCGATACATTTCCGCAGAGGGTTATAGGCTATGAGTACTTTGATCAGGGATTCAATGGCAGGCTGACACTTGATGAGGTTATCCATGTTAAGTATTACAACCCGACTATCATGAATGGTCAGGAGTGGAGGGGGTTGTCACCATTGCAAGTATTGAGTAAGAGAGTTACGAGGTTAAATGCGGCAATGGATGCGAGTGTCGCACAGATGCAGAATGGTGGTGTTCCGGGCATAGTATATGAGAAGAATGACTTTGCGGTGGAGACATTGGGGCAGAGAAAGAATGACTTTGCAAGTTATCTGCGTAATTCAAGCAATAAGGGTGCGCCATACTTTGCGGCAGGTGAGATGGGATATATTCCTTTGGGGTTGAGCCTTGCTGATTTGGATGTGAGTGAGTTGTCGGGTATTGACTTTACGAAGTTGTGCAATGCGTACAAGTTCCCAGAGGTATTGTTAAATAATCAGGACAGTTCTACTTACAATAATGTGTCAACGGCGGAAAAGTTATTGTACACTAATAGTATTCTTCCAAATATACATATGTTCAAAGATGCTATTGTGAATGGCATTTTGCCTATGTACACCGATGGCGTGAAGCGTACTATTGAGATAGATATCTCTGATATTCCTGCATTACAAGAGGATATGAAAACGCAGGCTGATGCTTTGAGTGCTATGTGGTGGGTGACACCGAATGAGAAGAGAGACATTATGGGCTTTGAGGAGATTATGGATCCATTGATGGATAGCATTATTATTGACAGCGGTAAGCAGTTGTTAAGTGATTTGGGTGCGGTAACAGATGTAACATTACCATTGGAATGAATGAAACAAAGAGCATAGAGCAAATAGTGAGTATAATTGAGAAAAAGATTATGTTCACGCTGATGGAGGAACTACCTACGCCATCGTGTCCGAGAAAGCGGCAGCAGAATGAGTGGAAGGTGGATCAGGTTAAGAAAACATTGGCGGCGAGGTTAGGACATCCGGGTATGGGTATAACTGTGAAAGTTGACGTATGACAAAGCAGGAGCGTAATGAGTACTGGCACAAATGGAACAGGTTTCAACAGAGGTATGAGAAAGCCTTTGAGAAGAAGTTTGTCGCTGCGCTGAAGATTCAGGTAAATGCTTATATAAAGACAAGGGATTTGATGTCAATACCAAGTTATCCCATTTATGCAGTTCTCAATCAGTTGTATAAGACAGTAGGACCAGCATGGGCGAGGGCAACAAAATTAGAAGCAGTTAAAAAAATACCTATAATATTTGAAGAGCCAACGGTAGGTGGGCAGATGGGGTTCAATGAGGAGATAGTGAGATTGATGCGTGAGTATTATGGCATTGACTTGCTGAATGATGCGGAAGGCATTACTGCATATACACGATTTGTGATTCAGAAGGTTTTATCAAATGCGGCGCAGACAGGTGCGAGCTTTGACGATATTGTCAAGGAACTGACAACTAACTCCGAGTTAGGAGCGATGAGGGCGAGGAGGATTGCGAGAACGGAGACGGTAACGGCTGCCAATGGTGCGGCCTTTATTTATGCGAAGCAGTCAGGCCTTCAGATGACAAAGTTCTGGATAAGCGTGCAGGATAATAGGACAAGGCATAATCAATGGGCGAACCATTACACTATTGATGGGATGGAGGCAGAATATGACCAGCCATTTGTATTGCAGTCGCAGAGATTAGGTGAGATACGGATGATGCAACCCGGTGCAAGGAACCAACCGAATGGGTTGCCGGTTCCTGCGGTTGAGGTTGTTAATTGCAGATGTACTGTTGCCTTTAAGGCAAAGAGAGATAGAAATGGAAGATTGATAAGAAGATAAAAAATATTTAATCTAAATTTAGTAACTTTATATCGTGGCAAATTTATTCAACGTAAAAACTGAAGTTTTATCCGCAGAGATAATGGACTTGAATGTAAAGCAAGGCATTGTCACAGGATACTTTTCAAAATTCAATAATGTAGATGCTGATGGCGATATCATCAGACCCGGAGCATTTACCAAGACAATAAAAGAGAATGGCCCAGAGTCATCTCTCCCTCGCATCAAGCATCTGCTCAATCATGATCCATCGCTTCCATTGGGAGTGCTGACATCTTTGAAAGAGGATGGCTATGGGTTGTTGTATGAGAGTCAGGTGGGAAGCCATGAGTTGGGAGAGGACTTCATCAAGATGGTGGAGAGTGGCTTGATAACGGAGCATTCCATTGGATTTAAGATTATAAAAAGAAATCAAATCCAGTCCTACGAAAACTATATAAAAAATCCGAGTCTTGGTCAATATGAGATTACCGAGATAAAACTATATGAGGGGTCAAGTTTAACGGCGTGGGGTGCTAATCCTTACACTCCGATAACTTCTCTCAAATCTGCAAACGATATGGATTTGTTGGTGGCGAAGCATGAGGCGATAGAAAAGTTTTGCAGGAATACCAATGCGACAGATGATACCATTCAGATGTTGTTATTGCACAGTAAGCAACTTGCACAGATGTTAGTCGATATGAAGCGTACTACTGAACCGGAGCAATCCATTCAGCCAGAAGAAAGTGCGGCAGACATCATTCGTGAGTTTAGAAACAAATACAAAAACTAAAAACTATTTAAGTAAAAATGGAAAAGAAAGAATTGATGGCCGAATTGGAGGGCCTGAAGTCCACGCTTGAGACTTCCATCTCCGAGAAAACAAAGAGCGAGATTGCTGACCAACTGAAGTCTGTACTTGCTGATGTAAACGGAAAAATCGAAGCCGTTGCTGCCTCTGCTGATTCAGCCGATGCTATGAAATCTCTGAATGAAGATGTAAACAAGATTAAGGGTGACCTCGCTGCCACCGTTAAGGCTTTGGACATCGTTCAGTCAAGAGTAAAGGGTACAAAATCTGACAAGAAGATTATCAGTTTCCAAGAGGCTTTCGGTGCTGCTCTCGAAAAGAATTTTGATGCTATCCAAGCTATCAAGCAAGGTCAGCCATTCAAAATGGAAGTAAAGGGTGATATGCTCCTTTCTGGTTCTTTGGATCCTAATGGTAATTTGAGTGGCGTTGCTTCTTATAGCGGCCGTCAGGCTCTGTTGCCTTCACAGAAAATCAATATGCGTGACCTTATCCCTACTGCCGTATCTCCTACTGGACTTTATGTTCAGTATCGTGAGACTTCTGGTAATCAGACTTTAGGTATACAAGTTGAAGGTGTAAGCAAAACACAAGTTCAGTATGACTTTACAGAGGTAAAAGTTGTTGAGAACTACATCGCTGGCTTCGCTCGTTTCAGCAAGCAAATGGCAAAGCAACTGCCTTATATGCAGACTACTCTTCCAAGAATCCTGACAAGAGATTTCTACAAGACAGAAAATGCTTCATTCTATTCAAATGTAATTGGTGCTGCTTCTGGTGTTAATACTTCTACCGGTACTAATCCTGTTGAAATCATCATGGATTTGATTGCTAATCAGCAGACTGCTAATTTCAATGCTTCTTATTGCATTGTTTCTCCAAAGACTTTGGGAAGCATCAACAAGACATTGTTGCAGAATGGCTACTATCCCGGTGCTGCTGGTGTTAGTTCTGTTGCTTCTGGTGCTGTTGTGATTGCTGGTACTCCAGTAGTTGCTGCTTCATGGGCAAATGACGATACATACCTGATTATCGATATGGATTATCTGGAAAGAGTTGAGACTGAAGCGGTGAATGTAACTTTCGCTATGGAAGATGCAGACAACTTCACGAAAAACTTGATTACTGCTCGTATCGAGTGTCAAGAAGAGATAAACCTGATGCTTCCTGCTTCAGCTATCTACTTCAGCTAAGAAGGTTCATTGCGGTTCGTTTTGTTAGTGTTAAGCCCTGCCCAGTTGGGTGGGGCTTTCTAAAATAAATAACATGGTTAATTACAATTCAGTTTTAGACATAGAGTTTGACGATGACAATATCGTTGAGCCTGTTACTTTAACGGAGGCAAAGGATTTCTGCAAGGTTGACATCAATACTGATGATTCCCTTATTTCTGCGTTGATTACCGCCGCAAGGCAGGATTGCGAGGCTCATACGGGAGTTGGTTTTGTGGTTCATAATATTGTTGCGGTATTGAATAACTGCAATGGCGAGATTTACATACCTTATGGTCCGTTGATTGTTATCAATCAGGTAATGGATGCAGATGGGAATGTGTTGGTTCTTGACACAGACTACGAGTTGAGCGGTAACGCATTTAAGAGGCTATTAAAGCCAAGAGAGAATAATATAACCGTAGATTATCAGGCTGGATATGCTGACCTCCCATTAACGCTTAAAACTGCGTTATTGAATCAGATTTATTGGTTGTATGATAACAGGAGTCAAAGTGTGGACAAAATTAGTCCAATCGCAAAATCATTACTAAATCCATTTAGGCGTGTATAAACTAAACAGACGGATTACGATTCATAGATATACCACTATAAAAAATCAGTTTGGCGGACTTCAAGCGGTGGAGACGGCTAATTGGACAAAGTGGGCAGAGGCGAGGGATAGGCTCGGTAACTCAAGGAATGACTATGCTCAAAGGCAATGGACATACGATCAGTTCTTTGTAATGAGATTTGAGACAGAGAGACCAACGAGAAGTAATGATGTGATAGAATATGAGGGTCAATTTTACAAAATCAATTATATACAGATACAGAATGAGGGGAATAAGGAGTGGGAGTACATATATGCAACAAAATTAGATGAATCGATAAATAGTGATGCGCCTATGCAACTGGATTCAATACAATACTATAACTATACAGGGTTGGGAGGTGAGAGTACCTTCAATTTTGGTAGTATAATAGGTAAGCACGTTTTCACCTGTTTTAAGGACGGGGTGCAGTATAAGCAGATTATGAGCAATACGCCATCTGGCAAGGAGGTATTTGTAAATACTACAACAGGCGATATTCATTTCGGTATTGCATTTGAGCAGGATGAGATTGCCACAATATTATACTACTGATGCCAGCAATAAGTGTAAAAGGCTTGGATAAGATTATCGGCAAGTTTGAGGACTTGTCAAAGAATGTACAGAATGATGTGCAGTTGGCATTGAATAGCTATATCATAGATGTTCAGAGAGATGCGAAAAATTTAGTTACTGATAATAGTAGTTATGAAGGAAATTTAGGTTCAAGTATTGATGTTGAGTATGGGGATGGCACAGTAGCTATATTTTCAAGGTTAAGATATGCGGCTTATATTGAATTTGGAACAAGAAGATTCGCAGCTCAATATGTAGCCACATTACCGCAAGATTGGCAAACTTATGCTGCAACATTTAAGGGTAAAGGAAGTGGGGGTGGTACTTTTGATGACTTTCTTATTGCATTAACAAAATGGGCGGAGAAAAGATATGGCATAAAAGACCCAGAACAAGTTTATAATATAGTAAAGAAGATAATGATTTTAGGAATTAGACCTAAACCATTCTTATACCCATCCATCCGTAATAACCTTCCGCAGTTGATTGCGGACTTAAAAGACATAGTAAAATGAAAGACATAAATACGCCACTATTGACGGCATACTACAATGTGATTGATGGGTTGAACATTCCTGTCTATGAGGGTGAGGAACCTGATGACGTTAAGGATAAGATTTATGTCGTTATAGGCGAAGTAAATAGTCAAGAAAATAGCACCAAAAACTCATCAGATGTCAAGGCAACGCTTCAGGTTGGGATACATTCTTGGGAGTATAAGTACAATAATTCTCTGACTCTTAATCAGACGGCAGATACCATATTGCAGGCAATTAAACCTGATTCCAATGCCGTATTGGATTTGTCCGGTTCTGGACTTCAGATGATGAACTTGGACATTCAGACCGATAGAACGGAGCGATTTGGTGAGATTGGCGGTAAGATTTTTATTTCAAGATATTTGATTTTTAAGCAAGATATTTTCGTAATTTCATAAAAAATAAAACTAAAGAAAAATGGCAGAACACAAAGTAGCAGGTGGCACGATGTTATTGTTCATCGATTCCACCGGTGGTAACAACTACGACACAGTAGTATGTCTCACATCAGTAGGTAAATCAGATTCAGTATCAGTCGTGGATGCTTCATCCGCTTGTGGTCCAGACAAGTCTCCTGGCACTGTGGAAATCTCTTATTCTTTTGAAGGTCAGCATCTGCAAGATCCTGATTCCGGTAAGATAAGTGGTACAAGTCTACGTCAATTGTTGAGAGCAAAGACAACCATAGGTTGGAAGATTTCTCCTGTGACTCCTGTGACTGGTGACGAGGTTGAAGAAGGTACTGGATATCTGTCTGAATTGAGCAGCACTTATGCTTTTGATTCAGTAGGTACATTTAGCGGTACTATTCAGCCTTACGGAACACCAACCATCACAGTTACACCATAATAATAAATGGCAGAGCATAAAGTCAATGGCGGCGATATGCTGCTATTCATAGACCCATTGGGTGGGACAAACTATGATACCGTAGTTTGCCTCACCTCTGTGGGCATAAGCGACAGTGTTCAACCTGTTGATGCGTCATCGGCGTGTGGACCAGATAAGAGTCCGGGCGCAGTTGATATGTCTATAAATTTTGAAGGTCAGCATTTGCAAGACCCAAATACGGGTGATATCAGCGGTACTGACTTGCGGTTATTGTTAAGAGCGGAGCAGACTATTGGATGGAAGTTAAGTCCAGTAAGTCCTATTGCTGGCGATGAGATACAGGAAGGCACAGGATATTTGTCGGAGTTAAGCAGCACATATTCTTATTCAGATGTTGCGGTATTTTCAGGCACTATCCAGCCTTATGGATTGCCAACAATTACGCCAGTGAGTGGAAGGTTTAGTATATATACTTATGCCTCTGAAATAGGAAATATAAATCAAAATGATTTTTGGATTGCTGGTGATAATTGTCAATTAAAAATATATTGGGGAGATGGTACTGATGAAAATTTAATATTTGGTTTTAATCAAACAATATAT